TAAGAGAGGACAGTATGCGATGCAACAACAATCGCTAGGCAATATCACAGAACACCCACAAATTGCAGTGAGCCAAGAAGAATATACGCGCATCATGCGCAATCTACGCTATTATCAGTCCAAGTGGGATGATGTAGAGTTTATGAATACGAATGGTGATTTGGTTAAACGACCATTCAACCACTTACCAATTGGACGAACTGCAGCAAAGAAGATCGCAAGCCTTGTATATAACGAGCAGGCTACAATCACGGTAGACGAAACTGTAAGTGGTGCTAATGAGTATGTGCAAAGCGTGCTGCTGAATGACCGTTTTAACAAAAACTTTGAGCGTTATTTTGAGAGTTGTCTTGCTCTTGGTGGACTTGCTATGCGTCCTTATGTAGATGGTGACAAGATCAAAATTGCATTCGTGCAAGCTCCTGTATTCTTACCTATGCGATCTAATACGCAAGATGTTTCGAGTGCTGCTATTGTCACTAAAACAATCAAGTCAGAGGGGCAAAAGAATGTATATTACACTTTGATCGAGTTTCATGAGTGGAAGAACGAAGAGGAATATACGATTACGAACGAACTCTACAGATCAGAGGTTAAGGATCGTGTTGGTAATCGTGTGCCGTTGTCTGAACTCTATGAGGAATTAGATGAGACGACAATGATTAAAGGGTTGAGCCGTCCGCTATTCACTTACTTAAAGACTGCTGGCATGAATAACAAAGACATTAATAGTCCTTTGGGCCTTTCTATCTTTGATAATGCTAAAAGTACCATTGACTTTATCAATACTACTTATGACGAATTCAAGTGGGAGGTCAAGATGGGACAGCGTAGGGTAGCAGTTCCAGAACAGACAGTACGTACAGAGTTTAACTCACGCAATGAGAAAGTCACAGTCACACGCAAGTTTGATCCTAATCAAAATGTATACGAGAAGTTCGATACAGGAGGTCTTGACGGATCTATCAATATCACAGACCTGACGACTCCTATTCGCTCAGAAGACTATATTAAGGCTATCAACGAGGGATTGAGCCTCTTTGAAATGCAGATAGGTGTATCTGCTGGTATGTTTAGTTTTGACGGCAAGAGCATGAAAACTGCGACAGAGATTGTAAGTGAAAACTCAGACACTTATCAAATGCGCAATAGTCTTGTATCTTTGGTTGAACAATCATTAAAAGAATTGGTTATTTCGATTTGTGAACTCGGCTCACTCTATGACTTCTACGATGGCCCTATTCCAGAGATGGAACAAATCAGTGTCAATCTTGATGATGGTGTTTTTACTGATCGCAATAGTGAACTCGAATACTGGACAAAAGCTCTTGCGAGTGGGCTAGTTGATCGTCAGACAGCGATTCAACGGGCATTGAAACTAACAGAAGAAGAAGCTAATCAAATGGTCCAACGTATCAATAACGAAACAATGGCTACTGTTAACACAGAACGTGATACAACAGACATTGAAATCTACGGAGAATGATGAAGCATGAGCAAGAGGCTGCCGATACAATTTAATGACGAACAGTTAGAACTTGGATCGAGTCGTCTTGCTGATCTCTATCATAAGTTAACTGTCGAACTCTTTGAGCAGATGGTGGATAGGCTTTTGGAACGTGGTACAACTTCGCTTACAGACAATCCTTACATCTGGCAACTAGAAAAACTCAATCAGATGCACGCACTCAATGAACACAATCTTAAAGTGATATCTAAGTATACGGATATCACGGAAGAGCAACTAAGAAATGTCATTGAGGGCGAAGGCTTAAAGATATACACGGACACCAAGAGCCAACTATTGGAGGATCTGAATAAAGATCCTCACTTTGATACAAGCCATGTACAGAAACAACTAGAAGCCTATTTAGAGCAAGCGAGTGGTGACATTAATAACCTAATCAATACAACACTGCCAAATGTGGTTAACGATGTCTATCGTAACATTGCCAAGGAAACAGTTGCTAAAGTTGCAACTGGTGTTGCTACACCGGACAAAGCAATTGCTGAAACTGTCATGAAATGGCAGGAAGTTGGCTTTCGAGGCTTTAAGGATAGAGGCGGGAAGAACTGGCGCATTGATAACTACGCACGTACAGTCGTTAAGACTACGACACGTAGGGTATATCGTCAAATGCGCACGCAACCAGCAGACGAGCTGGGTATTGATACCTTTTACTACCCAAAGAAAGCGACTGCTAGAGAGGCTTGCGCTCCTCTGCAACATCACATTGTAACGTATGGAGAAGCAAGAGTAGAGGGTGGCTATAGTGTTCTGTCACTAGCAGATCATGGTTATGGCACACCAGCAGGATGTCTTGGTATTAACTGCGGGCATTATTTAACACCTTTTGTTATCGGTGTTAACGATATGCCAGACTTGGGCGATGATGTTAAAAACATCACACCAGAAGATGCAATCAGAAATGCTAACGCACAGGCTAAACAAAGGGCATTAGAGCGATCTATAAGAGACAGTAAGGAAAAACTACACATTGCCAATAAATTAGGTGATAAGGACCTTATAGATAAGTACAAGAGTAAGATACGCACTCAGCAAGGCGCTATGCGTGATTTTCTTAAAGATAAGCCGTTTCTTCATCGTGATTATGCTAGAGAAAAGCACTACAAAGGTCCATATACAGATGCTAAGAAAACCGCTCAACTTGAAAAGAAGATGGCAGAACATCATTACATCAAAAATGGCGAGATTCCGGCTTTCAAGAAGGTTGGAGGGAAAATCACTAAAGCAGAGCGTAAGGTTATCTATGCAGACGAAAACCCTCAAGGTTTGGGATATATTGGTACAGCTCATAGTTTTGCTATCAATAAATACTTGAGAGATAAAAGTGTAATGCCGTCTGAGTATCAGAATATAGTTGATACTTTGGATGGGGTCATCAAGAGAAATAGAATTCTAAAAAATATCAAAGTCAATAGATTTGACGATGAGGGGTATTTTAATTCTATCCTTAGAAAGAACGCTAGTCTTTTGGAAAAGCATGATAGCATTGAGTCCGCTCTTAATTCTGGACAAGCCACTTTCGATAATGATGGCTATACATCTACTAGTTATATTCCTAAATACAATTTCTTTAAGGATAGACCTGTTAAAACTATTATCAATATTCCTAAAAATGCTGAAATTTATTTCACCGATAACGATAAAGAGAGCGAGATTATCCTTCCAAAAGGTTCGAAATATGATATAATTAGCATGAAACGAAAAGGGAATAACGTTATTATTGAAATGAATCTAAGAGAGGAGTAAAAGTCTATGAATTTGGAAGAAGCATTAAAACAAGTAAGTAGCTGGAATCTTAAAAAGCCTGCTCCTTTAATCCCTTCTAAAATGACTGACGAAGAGCTCGCTCGTTTGCGTTTTACATGGGTTTCTCCAGAAGATGAAGTTCTTGTCATGGATGAACTGAAAAAACGCGGTCTAGCTTTGTAAATGATTAGCGCTTAGAATGATCTAGGCGCTTTTATTATGCTTTAAAATAGGAGGTGATCCGCCATCTTGACTAGCAGGAATAGACTGCTATTTAATTGTTATAAGAAACCGTATGAGAATTCATGCGGTCTTTATTTTGCGCTCATTTTTGGATAAGAGGTTGTTTCCTCCTTATTTCTTACCTCTTGCGGGATCGTTACCCGCTGGGCGCTTACGACTTTATCCACAGTCGCTAAAGAATGGAAGATCACAATTTAGGAGGGACAAGTAATGTCCGAAGATATCCAAACAACAGACCAGCCTGTCAATGCTGGAGAGGTGGCAACAGCCGAAGTTGCAAAAGAGGAAACTAAGACATTTACACAAGAGGAAGTAAATGGATTGGTAGCCAAAGAAGCCAAAAAGGCACAGGAGAAAATCTTTAAAAGCCTGGGATTTGAAGATGTCAAGAGTGCTAAAGAAGGCTTCGAACAGTTGAGAGAGTGGAAAGACTCACAGAAGACAGAAGCGGAGAAACAATCTGAGGCGATCGCTGACAAGGAGAAGCAACTTGAAGCAATGCGCTTGGAAAACCAACAACTGACTGCAAAATATGCAGCTCTTACGTTGGGTGTACGTTCTGATGCTGTCGACGATGTCATTGCACTGGCTCAAAGCAAAGTGACTGATGATGTGACAATCAATGATGCGATCGCAGAAGTCCTTGCTAAATATCCACAATTCGGGAATGTGCCCGAAGAACCCAAGGAAGAACCGAAGCCCAGCTTCTCAGTCGGTGGCACACCATCGGTTAAAGAAGAGGGTAAGGTTGATCCTTTTGAGGCTATTATCGCCTCGTATGGCAAGAAAAAATAAGAAAGGAACATAATCTATGCCAAATAACAACCTAGCTGCTGCTCGCTACGAGAAACAATATCGTGATATGCTCGCTACTGTATTCGGAGTGAATGCAGCATTTATTAATGCCTTGTCTCCTATCCAAATCTTGGACGGTGTGCAAGAAAACACTACTGCATTCTCAGTTAAAACCAACGGGACCCCTGTCGTTATGGGTGAATACTCAACCGATGCTAATGATGGTGGCTTTGGAACTGGTGCTGGTAAATCTCGTTTTGGTGAATTGAAAGAAATCAAGTATACCAACACAGATGTACCTTACGACTACACACTTGCAATCCACGAAGGTATCGACCGCTACACAGTCAACAACAACATTGAGGCTGCAATCGCTGATCGTTTGAAACTCAACGCAGAAGCTCAAACCCGTGGAATGAGCAAACGTATCGGTAAATTCTTGTCAACTGCTGCAGGTAAAACAGAAGCCCTCACAGATATGCAAGAAGCTACTGTACGTACTTTGGTTAACAAGATCAAAGCATACTACAGCAACAACGAAGTGATCGCTCCTGTTACATTGTATCTACGCACTGAATTGTTCAACGCAATCGTAGATATGACTGCAAATACTTCTGCTAAAGGATCAAGCGTATCTATTGACGAGAATGGCCTTGCTAAATACAAAGGCTTTGCCCTTGTAGAAACACCAGAACAATACTTTGAATCTGGCGATGTCGCTTACTTCGTACCAGATGGAATTATCATTCCATTCGTAGGTATCTCTACTGCTCGTACAGTAGAGGCAGAAGACTTCGACGGTGTTAAATTGCAAGCTGCTGCTAAAGGTGGTACGTATGCACTCGAAGATAACAAGAAAGCGATTGTTAAGGTAACTGGTACAGTCGTTTAAAAGGGGGTAGCTATTGGCACTTTTTAAAACAACTAAAAATGTTTTCTTCCAAGATCTTGATATCACAGTGTTAGAAAGTGATGTCGTGGAACTTGATGACGCGACAGCTAAAGAATTAATCGAAAAGTTGGCAGATGTATTCCCTGGCGAAACTGTACTGATCGAAGTTACAGAAGCTGGGGAACAGAAACCGAAACGCAGTCGCAAGAAGAAAGCAGACACAGAAACTACAGAAACGGAAGAGGTTGAGGCATAATCCAACCTCTTTTATTTATAGAAGAGGTGAGAACATGGATTACTTAACCTATCCAGAATATCTTAAATTAGGCTTTGACGAAACAGACAAATACGATGAATTGTACAAACGGGCAGAAATGACTGTAAACCTGTACATTCACAATTTTTATGCTTACAAAGACTTCGAAAGTGATTTTAAACTACGCAAAGAAGCAGTAAAGAACGCTGTCGCTTATCAGATTTACTACTTAGATCGCTCTGGAATTGCTACAGCAGAAGAGAAACAATCTCTATCTAGCGTGACTGTTGGACGAACCACAGTAAGCTATCAAAGTGGCTCTCAGAGTATTTCAAAAGGTTCGCAGTATAATCTCTCTCTTGATGCTGAAAACTGGCTCAAAGTGGCTGGTTTTGGCTATAGTGGGGTGTCTTATGATAGATAAGCGAATGTTAGTTGATACAGCAATCATTAAAAAGCGTGTTGGTATTGATGAGTGGGGGAAAGAAACATTCGGCGGCGATCTATATATCGATCCTTGCCGTTTTGATGAGAGTACCTCACACGTCCAATCACAGAAGTCTGGAAAAAGTAAGAACCGCACTGACCAATTCGCTGGAGTGCTGTATATTGATACAGACTATTGCAATTTTGAAATTGATAGATCATATATTGACGGGAAATTGATTGTAGACAATCAAGAGTACATCATCGTTAAGATCATTCCAAACAGACACCCGATTAGTAAGCGAATACTTACTTATGAAATCGAGGTGATCTAATGGGAATTAGTATCACAGTTGATCTAGGACGGATTAATAAGAAGTTTGGTCCGAATGCAAAGAAAGTTGCTGAGTATGCTATCGCTAACCAAGCGATGTTGGACATGGAAAGGTTCGTGCCTCTCCGTGACGGTGATCTTCGAGGTTCTGGCCATGTTTCTGGCAATCAGATTGTATATAACACAGTCTATGCCAGGGCGCAGTTTTACGGATCGTCCTACAACAAGCATCGTAGTTTTAAGTTCAGCAAGTATACTACTCCTGGTACAGGCCCACGGTGGGACTTGAAAGCTAAAGGAATGTATGGTGACAAATGGGCAGATAAGGGAAGGGAGGTATTAGGACTATGATCGCTAAAAATGATTTTTTAGAAAGACTTAATGCTTTTATCAATTCGCTTGATCTCCCTATTACATCCCGTATGGATTATTTAGACGAAGACGAGAGCCTTGTGGTTTATCCACTAGCTGGTGGAAAGATCAATAAGATCTATATGGACGAAGCCAGAGATGTATCTCTACCGTTTGAAATTGCAGTTAAAACGAAAGATCACGAAAAGGCTAATACCTGTCTATGGGCAGTTAACGAGGCCTTATCGGATTTATTCGTAGACATTCCAAGCGCTAACGGATCGTATGCGTTCGAAAATTTAGAAGTGGCAATGCCGTTTTTGAATGAAAGAGACGAGCAAGGCTACTACATCTATTTACAAGATATTCAAGCAAACATTACGGTTTTCCAACCGAAAAAAGAAAGGAATTAATTAATATATGGCACGTTATAAAAACGCCCTACGTGGGCATTTCATCGCTCCTGTAACTGATCCAAAAGTAGAACCAGAAAAATCTACTTATTTGGAACTTGCGAAATGGATCGAAGACATCGCAGACGATACAGACGAGGCTACAACTTCTGTAGCTTACTACGACGGAGACGGTACAGAAGAGACTACTGTTACATCTGTTAAAGGCTCTTACACATTCAAAGGCACATACGACAAGGAAGACCCAGCCATGAAGCACATCGCTGGTCTTAAATACAAACTCGGTAATGAACGACTTGTATGGCATAAGATCGTAGATGCTGACGGTAAGAACCAAGCAGTCGGAATCGCTACCGTATCTGATATCAAAGCTGGTTCGGGCGCTGCTGCAGAATACGAAGAATTTTCTTGCAAAATCTCGTATAATTCACTTCCAAAAATTTCAGCAGTCGTCTAATCGAATTATTGGGCGCTATCTGTTTAGGTAGCGCTCTTTTTTGTGCATTAAAGGAGGAAAAAACATGTCTATTTCAATCGAATTAAAACGCAACTTTATCCCGATCGATATCGGAGAAATCGAACTGCAGTTTGATACATCACTAGAAAATATCTCACGGCTTGCAACGCTACAGGAAGAGATCGCAGAACGCTTTAACAAGTATCAGTTAGAGCTGATTGAACGCTCCAACAACGGAGAATTTGACGATCTTAAAGAGGGAGTTATTAACAAAGAAGTTATTGACGAAGCCTTTAAGATGCAGAAGAAGATGACGGAGATCAAGTACGATGTGCTATTCGGTGATGGTACATTCGCTAAACTTTATGACCGTTATCCAGACCTTGACGCTTTGGATCATGCATTTGATGAGGTAGATACTTTGCTGGGCGCTGAGCTTGACCGTCTAGGCCAAGAACGGGCCAAGGCATCGGGTGCGGTTGCTGAGTCATTCGTAAAAAAAGCAAAAGCGAAGAAAACGAAGAAAACCAGCAAAAAGTAAAAAGGGGGATAGCTCATGAAGTTAAATGAGCCAATACAGGACTCCTTTGAAGTAAACGGGCGCACCTATGATGTGGACTGCTCCTTTGACTTGGTGCTGGACGTATTCGAGATGTTTGACAATGAAGTCATGAATAATCTTGAGAAGATGCGTACAGCGGTTTTGATGATGACGGACGAAGCCTTGGATAATCCAGAGGATATAGTGGCCGTGTGGGAATATATCGACGAGAATTTTTTAAAAACTAAAAAAGAGCGCGTGATTTATGACCGGCACGGAAACCCTATGCCAGTAGCCAAGGACGAAGAAGATGATATTCGTTTGATTGATTTTGAAGTAGACGCGCAGGAAATATACGCTAGCTTCGTGCAAGCGTATAATATCAACCTCTTTGAAGCACAAGGCCGGCTAACATGGCCCGAATTTATCGCGCTACTCAACGGTTTGCCAGAGGGGACGGCTGTATCTCAATTGGTAGAGATACGGTCTTGGAAACCCTCGAAAAACGATAGTAGCGAGTACAAGGCCAAAATGAGACGGCTACAAAATAAATATAGATTAGACGGAAAGGAGGGAGATGAATAGATGGCAGATGGAAAGATAGTTATTGACGTCCAGGTAAATGGGCGCAAACTTACAGAGCTATCAGATGCCTTGAAGCATTTAGAGTCAGAAGCCCGTAGATCTGGGCAGGGTGTCAAAAGCGCAGGCGATGGGATCCAGGCGACTGGTGATAAGGCTTTAAGAGCTGGACAAGGTTTTAAGCGCGCTGGTGACCGTATGGCCGAGGGTGCGAAGCTATCCGAAACATCAAGCAACGGCTTTCGTCGAGCTGGGGATAAGATCAAAGAGAGTTCAGAAGTAGCTTCCAACTCCGGGAATGGCTTTAAAAGAGCTGGTGAAAAGATCAAGGAAAGCTCCGAACTAGCTGGACGCTCTGGGGCTGGATTTAAACAAGCCGGGGAGAAAGTAAAAGAAAGCTCTGACCTTGCCCAGCGGTCTGGCGACGGTTTTAAACAGGCCTCAAACAAAATCAAGTCAGCTAGCAATGAGGCTAGCTCTGGCGGTGAAGGCTTTAAACAGGCCGGTCACAAAGTGAAAGCCTCTGGCGAGGAAGCCAAAGGGGGCGGTGCTGGTTTTAAAAAGGCTGGTGAAGATGCCAAGGCAGGCGGTGACAAAGCTGGCCAAGGTGCCAAAGGCTTTGACAAGATCAAAGACGCAATCAAAAACTTTTCAGTCGGCGCTGTAGCCTTTAAAGCTGTCAGCTCTGCGATGAACCTTGTAAGCCAGTCAATGGACAAGGCTATTGATCGCTTCGATACCTTGCAACGCTTCCCGAAAGTGATGAAGTCACTGGGGCACTCGTCAAAAGATGTAGCATCATCTACCAAGCTACTCGCTGAGGGTATCGAGGGCTTACCAACTTCTCTTGATACGGTCGTAGCTACGACTCAAAAGCTAACCTCAATGACTGGTAACCTTAAACAGTCTACAAAGTTAACAATCGCCCTAAATAATGCCTTTCTTGCTTCTGGTGCATCGACGGAAGAAGCGAGCCGTGGTTTAACGCAATATACCCAGATGTTATCATCTGGTAAGGTTGACTTGCAATCTTGGAAGACTTTGCAAGAAACCATGTCTTACGCTTTGCAGAAGACGGCAGAATCTTTTGGTTATGCTGGGGCATCGGCACAGAATGACCTCTACAAGGCTTTGCAAGATGGCAAGATAACTTTTAGTGATTTTAGTAAGCGTCTGGTTGAGCTGAATAAAGGAGTTAACGGCTTTGCCGAGATGGCGAAGAAAAACTCTGAGGGGATCAAGACATCATTTAATAATATTATCTTGGCCGTAGCAAAAGGTATAGCAAATATCATTACTGAGTTTGACAACTTGAGCAAGGCTGTTACTGGTAAGAGTATTGCCAAACACTTGGATAGTATCAAAGACGCTATTAATAATGCTTTTAACATTATTATTAATGTTATTCGTGGTGCTACTCCAGTTGTTAAATCACTAGTGAGTGTATTAGGCTTCCTTAAACCTGTTTTAGACCCGCTTATCTCAATCTTCGCTGGTGTCGCAGGAGCAGTCTTGCTCTTTAAAGGAGCGATGCTGGGGTTATCCATTATCAAGGGTATTGGTAGCCTAATTGGTACACTTATCACTTCCCTGGTATCTCTGACCAGTACATCACTTGTAGCAACGGGTGCTACTACTGGACTCGCTGGGGCTTTAGCCTCACTATCTTCTGGTGGAGTCTTTCTGGTTGTCGGTGCTATTGCTGGCCTGGTGTCATGGTTGACCCAGGAAAGTGAAGCGTCCAAGGAAGCAAAGGCCAAGAATGAAGAGTTTAAACGCTCCCTCGATGATTTGCACGAAAGTGTAAACAAAGGCAATGAAGCCTATAAGGATCGCAGAAATGAGATCCAAGCGACGGCTGAGGATAATGAGCGACTAGTCAGAAAGATCGACGAACTGAACGCAGTCGAGAACAAGACTGCCGCTCAAAAGAAAGAACTTGCTTCGGCTGCTGAAACCCTTAACTCACGTATTGAGGGGTTAAACATCCAGTACGACAAGGCTACAGGCACAATCAACATGACCACGGACGCGATCCGTAAGCAGATTGAAATTGCCAAGGCGTCGGCTGAGATCGAAGCTGCCAACCAGAAAATGGTTGAAAATGCCAAGAAGCGCCTCGAAATCAAAGATAAGATGAAGGAAGTTGAGAAACAGTACCAGGATCTTGTCGAAAAAACTGATAGCGTGGAAGAAGGCTCTTTCAGCAACTCGCGAATCCGTGAAGGGGCCAAGGCAGAATTTAAGAAAAAATACAACGAAGAAGTCAAGAAGCTCCAGGATGATATCAAGAAAACCGAGGATTCTGACAACGAATTAACGAATACAATCGTTAAGAATAACGAAGTCAAGGCTAAATCTACAGAAGATGCGTCTGGTCGTATGATCTATACGATGGAAAACATGAACGAAGCACAGCGAAAAGCTGTTGAGATGAAGCAACAAGAATTTGCGAATCTCAAAGGTGAAGTTCAAAACGCATTCCAAGCTATTGAGCAACAGACGGCCTTGTCTGCAGATCAAATGACCGCTAACTTGCAGAAGAACATCGATGCGGTTGATAAGTGGTCGCAGAACCTCGAAACACTCGCTAAACGCGGGCTTGACCAAGGTCTTATTGAGCAAATGCGACAGGCTGGTCCTAAAATGGCCAACCAAACGCAGGCCCTTGTAGATGCGTCCGATGAACAGCTTGGACGACTCAACGGTAAATGGAGCGAGGCGGGAGATAAAGCGAAGGAAGGCTTCCTCCGTGGTATTCGTGCTACAGGCCAAGAGTTACCGCCCGAAATCGAGAGCATGGTAACTGCTATCGGTGATGAGTTTAGAAGCGCACTCGCTAATGCAGGTTTTAAAGTAAAAGGTCGCGAAATCCCTCAAAAGACCGCAGAGGGTATTAGATCTGGAAAAGGCGATGTCCAACAGGCAACATCCGAAGTCACTGAGGCATCTAAGCAAGCGTTTAACAACTTGCCAACAGAAGCCAAGTATAGCGGTTCGCAAGTAAGCGGTGGATATGCCCAAGGTATCACGGATAACCAAGGATCAGTCCAGGGAGCAGTTGACGGCCTTAAAAATGCCTCTCTAGGTGTTTTGGCTAATTTGTTTGGCGAGGGGCAAGTAAAAGGTGCTGAACTTGGTGCCGGTGTCGGAGATGGTATATTGAGCCGGTCCGATGTCGTGCAAGGTTCAGCAAGCACCCTCAAATCAAATGCGACTGCTACAATGGACGGCATGGCCACGGACGGACAAAATAAAGGTTCTGAGTTTGGCGGTGGTATTGCAGCCGGTATCGCTATAGGTCAACAGGTAGCGGTTGGTGCCGCATCGTTCATGAACCTTGCTATTTCTGCTCAGTTTCTCGCGATGTCGATGAATGGCCAGCAGTACGGTTCACAATTCGGTACAGGTATTGGCGGTGGTATCAATTCCTCGCAAGGTATTGCTACCGGTGCATCTAATGCCATGAAGATGATGATTAATGCATCAGTTAACTCGCTAGGCCACGACGGTAGAAATGCTGGATCACAATTTGGTACGGGTGTTACTAGTGGTATCACTAGTCAAAACGGAGCGGTACACGGTGCGTCAAGTGCCTTGAAGTTATCGGCTCACAGTGGAATGTCTGGCGGATATAGTGGAGGTTATAGCGCTGGTACGTCAATAGGTGAGGGGCTTGCTGCAGGTATTCAAGCTATGGCTGGATCGGTTGCAGCGGCGGCAGCCAGCATAGCGGGTAGCGCAGTTGCTGCCGCTCGAAGTGCTTTGCGGATCAACTCACCATCTAAAGTATTTAGAGATCAAGTCGGTCGCGCTATCCCAGAGGGTATGGCAGTAGGTATCGAGAAGTACGGCTACTATGTCGACGACTCAATGACTGACCTCGCGAATAAGACAGTAGAGTCCGGCAAAAAATACACTGACGGTTTTGGTTTTAATTTGCCAGGTCGCGGTGATCTTGTAAGTGGCCTAACCGACACGCTAGCTTCACGGTTTGGCTATTCTAGCGGTGGAATTTCAAACTCCAACGTCACAAACAACTATACACTTAACGCAAGCGGTACAGCTAACGATAATTTCTTCAGTCCGGAGAATATGCGCCGGTTATTGCGTGAGCTAGCTTATTATACAAATTTGGAAGGAGGTAAAATGGCATAGATGGGAACATTTACTTTCAACGGTGTATCAAGCACCACTCACGGCTTGCGAGTAACTAGCGATTACGTTATTAACTCAACCGGGAACGATGTAGAAACAGTAGCGGTTCCTGGTCGTGATGGTGATCTATTGATCTCGAAGAACCGTCTTAAATCAGTGACACTAGAACTGCCTTGTACTGTCCTTTCAAACCGCAAACTCACGGACGCAGGGAGTGAAATCAGTAACTGGTTGAACGTTGACGGATACAAAGATTTGACGTTATCCTGGGACCCAGATTTCATCTATCGTTCAGCGTTTATTGAGACATTCGAGATTGCCGGACTTATGCAACAATTTGGGAAAATCAAGCTGAACTTCTTGACCTATCCAGTAAAGTTTTATAAACAAGGCCGTTCTACTCAAACCTTACAGAATGGTGCGACAGTCAACGGCATTGGTAACGTCAACGCAAAGCCTATCATTACGCTAGTTGGATCGGGTGACTGTACTCTCACTATCAATGGTCGTAAGACTAAACTACGAGGCGTACAAGGTAAAATCACTCTCGATATGCAAGCAAACCAAGTGTTTAAGGATAATCTGCCAGCGTGGGATAAGGTTGTGCGATCTCCTCAATTCCAGATGCCTTATTTAGATGCAGGACGGAACTTGATAAGCTGGGACGGCAATTTTGAGGTGTTTATTATTCCAAACTGGGGAGTCAAATTATGAGACCTATTTTGTTTAATAAAAATGAGACGGCTTTTGACACTTACGGTCTGGGTGAACTTAACGTTACCAAGGGGACTGTAACCCGTGAACGCAACGGAAATTATACGCTATATTCAGAAATTCCCGCGAACGATCCAATGGTTGCAACCCTTGAGAAAGAAATGAAGCTCAAGGCTGACGCTGGATTGCGAACTAAAAACCAAACCTTTGAGATCTCGCGAATCGTAAAAGATAGCAGTAACATTGTTAAAATCTACGGTCAGCATATCAGTCATAAGTTAGAATACATGGGGCTAGTTAATGGCAGGGTCTTTAGTGGTTCTGCCTTTACTGCTCTCGCAATCTGGCACAATGCAACGATTGGTGATCTACGTTTTGATGTTTGGTCTGATATCCAGACGACTGGTAAGGGTGTGTTTGACATCTCCAAAATGGAGAATGCAAGACAAGCCCTTGGTGGTGTAGAAGGCTCTATTTTGGACATCTATGGCGGAGAGTATGAGTTTGACAACATGACAGTCAGACTGCATAAGCAGTTAGGTCGTACCGCTCCAACCGTGCTGGAATATGGTCGTAACATCTTATCTGCTGAACTTGATGAAACAATCGAGAGTGCATACACTAGTGTACTGCCTTTTGCGACTTACACTCCCGATAAACCAGAGGGGGACACTAGTGATAGTCAGCCCGACCCCGTAACAGTCACGCTCCCAGAGAATTATGTAGATAGCAAGTATAAGGCTCTCTACGCACATCGCAGAATTAAAGTCGTAGATTTCTCAAGCGAATTTAAATCTGATAGCAAGAGTAAGGATATCCCAACACCCGATAAATTGCGTAAAATCGCTAATGATTATATGGAGCGCAATGAAATTGGTAAGCCTAAGATCAACATCAAAATCGAGTATGCTGATTTAGCACGCACACTTGACTATGCGGATCGAGGCTGGATCGAAGAAGTCGAATTATGCGATATTGTACCCGTCTATTATCCACAGATCGGGCTGACCGATGAAACTTTGAAAATAACCACGATCACTTACGATTTTGTAAACGAACGAAATGAGAGCGTGGAGTTTGGTGATATCGGAACGAACGTAAGAGCGACCATGCAGAGCGGACTCGCTGGACGGGTCGATGATATTGCTAAAGCCCAGCAGGACTTTGAGAATAGCTTGCCAGATTATTTACTAAACGCTCAAGGTAACAAGGTTTGGTACAACAGACCAGATGACAAAGAACATAAGATCGGCGATATTTGGTTTGAGAAGAACGGCATCTACGACCGTATGTACGTATGGAATGGCTCTCAGTGGGAGAAGCGTATTGACACGGAAGATGTCGATAAGATCAAAAAGGAAGTTGATAAACAGCTTGAACAAGCCAAGCAGTCAACTGCTATCGAGATTGAAAAGGCAAACGCAAAAGCTCAAGAAGCTCTTATAAAAGCTGGTACAATCCCAGACACGGCTACGTTATCTGATCAGATTAAAACACTGATTTTAAATAGTCCAGATCTGTCACGTAAGGTTACGGAAACCTTTAATAATGCTGACAACGGAGATACGATCTATAGTAAGGTGTATTCGAAAGTAGCAAAGAATTTTGCGACCAAGGGCGAATTTGAAAATATAGACCGTATCCAGAACGACATGGGTCAAGATTTAATTGGCCTGTCTAAAAAAATTGAAACGCAAACCGTAGAATTTAACAAGCTGACGGAAAGTAACAAACTCTATGAGCGTATCCTTGGCACGTCAGAAACAGGCGCACCAGACCAGCTCTCACGCTTAGTTATGTCCAGTGATATCTTTCAGACGGAAGTCGGGAAGTATGTTACAGATGATAACAACTTGATTGTTAATTCAATGTCTATGGCAACCAATACCCTTGTTAATGCGAACAGAAACGGCGTAGAAGTTACCCTAAATGATGGAGTTTTCAGCATTAAAGCGCAAGGTTTAACCGGGTTTAACTTCACAGGTTTTTCGTTGCCTATCTATGTCAAAAAAATTTATCACGGTGAAACCTATACCCTAGGTTTTAAATACCGCTTTAAAACTTATCCGGATCATAATTTTGCTTTTAACGTAAAAAACCACAAACTAAACAAGATTCTTTTGAACGCTGATATAGGAAACGACCGCCCGCCTTTGAACGAATGGCGGGAATTTCAACAAACTTTCACGGTCCGGGAAGATTTCCTTTTTGGTGAAGATCGTAATTTTCCTTTTTATATCTACCTAGTTAAAAACGGTTGGGTAGAATTTAAGGAACCTATTTTGGTGAGAGGAAGCAGAACCGGCCCTTATAAACCAAGCCAATTTGACGACGCTTTCGCTGAAACAAAAGCAGTACGGACGCAAGTGACACAGCTCGCTGGATCGTGGGCGGTCCGGAACCTTAATAGTAACGGTGATGTACTCAACTCAATCAACGTACTCGCAGACGGTACGAACCGAATAGACGGACGGTTAACTCATATTACAGGCCAGACCAAGATTGATAATGCAGTAATTAAGGACGGTATGATCGCTAACCTTAACGCTGACAAAATCACGGGTGGCACGATTGATGCTAGTCAGATCAACGTTATCAATATCAATGCTGGTAACGTGCTTGCTGGTACGTTAACTGGTATGACCGTTCGAGGTGGTCGGATCGAAGGTCTAAATGGCAAGATGTATATTGACTTACAAAATAGTCAATATAACGTTTTAAACAACGAAGCCACAATCAGACGGATCGACGATACCAATTCCTCGCAATTTATTAAATTAACAAAGAGTGGATTTATCGCAGAACGATTCAGAGATAGCAATGCTGCACTCATGGTTTTAGGCACGAATCACAACAAAGACCCTAAAGAGGTAGAACGGCATGATAATGAAACGTTCGCAGGTATTCGGCTTTGGTCTGGTAAAGGAAACGGCACGGAAGAAAGTCTTACTGAATTCGTGGGTGACCGTGTACTGATCTACAATAACGGTCGATACCGCAGTCCTTGGAACTTCCACGGAAATACGAATGACGGAAATGCCTATCTGATACCGATGAACCAAAATAATGTTAAGCATTATATTGGCCGTGGTGACTTCTTTGTCGAGGGTATTTACTCACGGCATTTCTATATGAGTGGCGGGCGAGATATAGGTCAGTATCTCTGGGATCTTTTGACTTGCTTTGGTATCATGAAGCGTTATGGACAGATTAGTGGGTCTGCTGGTGGACACGTACAAGATGTACTTGATAAATACGGTTTTAAATAAGAGGTAATGCATGAACACAACAGACAAAATTATCAACGATGTCGCAGTCCAACTTGCGAATAAAATTATTGAGTGCGCTAATTATAAGGCGTACTACGAAGAAGCGCAAGAGCAACTAGCACGAATCAACAGCGTACTAGAATCAGATGAAGCCCTAAAAGAATTATTCGATGAAGTGGCACAGAAAGGTAATTAATATATGACATTTAAAGTAGTAAACAAATATTTACAAGAAACAAACAAAACATTCGTAGCAATTCGACAAGATGCACCATACACAGCATTTGACCGTGTTTTAATAGGTGACCGTACAAGCGAGTCAGACGATGCACTTATCGAGGCTGTATTAGGTCAGATCGCAACCGAATTTAACCCAGCGGATGGTGTCAAAAAGTTACAAGAAGACTTACACGTCCAAGCCCAAGAATACGAAGCTAAACTCGCTAAAAAGGACGAAGAGATCCAGAAAGTAAAAGACGTGGCAGAATGGAGCGTACTCGCCCGTGTGACTGATGTTGACCACCCACTCGATCCTACAGTATTTAAACGTGGCCTTGAGTTAGTAGACCTTGGAAAAGTTGGCACAACCTATCCAGCGCAAGCAATCTTCGCACTTGAGGACCCTAACCACGTTGAAAAATTCAGTGAAGGTAAGCGCGTGATGGTCCAAGTGAACCAACCTTTTACTTACCAAGGCGAAAC